CCATTGGCGGCACCCGGCAAGGGTGCCACCTTGTAAATGCTAGGCGATTGTCTAGCAGTTACACGGTGAAAGCCGATAACGTAAATAGAACAAGGGTGAAATTATGAGCAGTATTACATATAAAGCTATTGATCGTGAATCTGGCATCAAGTGGTGCGTCCGGGCAGTATTGCCCGGTGGTTTATATGGTCTAAACCATTGCCTCACATATGATGAAAATAAAACCAATCCATTGATTGAGTTTTACGATATGGATTCAATGGCTGCAAAGCATATGCGGCAATCAGACAACAAAACCGAATCCTATCTTGCAGAGGAATACGGTCAATTTGTTAGCCGTTATTATCTCTCAACATTGATGAAAAACCGCACCATTGACGGCGATTGTCCCGGTGTCAATCTTGACGGCGGTATTGATCGCTGGACAGTGTCCGGGCAGTTTGTTCGTGAGGCGTTATTTGAATTGACCAACGCAATGAATGAACAGGAAATGGCGTTATGAACCGCCGCGAAAAAATGGCAAGCGCAACCGGCACAATATCGGTTGTGCTGGCCTTCATCATAGCCGCAATGGGTGACAGCAGCCCGGCTGGCTTGGCAGCATTGTTTGCAGCGTTTGCCGCAAGCGCGGTTGCCAGCTTCATTTTGAAAGGATGAAAAAATGATTACAGCAATAGAGAAACAGAAAAAATTCTGTGATGATATGGACAAAGCGCATATATTCGATTGTCCACATTGCGAAACACAAACGAATAAATTTGTCTCGCAAAATATTTGCCAGCATTGTGAAGGCAAAATATCGCATAGCCTAACTTTCTATGGTCATTACATTACAAAAAAAATATAGGTTAGGCTTGCATTTGCTAGCCTAGTGTGTAAATCTAAACTTGACACAGTAAAGGGGTTTATCATGTCAAATCTAAAACAAGCCGCAAATCGGTTGAATAATCGGTCAGACAATCGTTCAGTTGAATTGACCGTGAATCGGTCAGGCATACCAGCCGCAATATATCTTGCTCATTTAGAGCTTGTCGCCAATGGCGGCATAAATGAGCTTGATAGCGTTTTGACCGAATCGGTTGCCGCTCATTATATCAGCCAAGAATCGGCAGACGCGGCGGTCAGTCGTGTTGAGCAACCAATGCTAGAAGATCATCAGTCAGACATAGTGAGTGATTGCGAAAAAGCATTCTATGATCATTTCGGCGGTTCAGTAAACGAGCTATGTGATGGTTTATTTGGAAGTTACATAAAGGGAAAAACTAATGGCTAAATTTCATATCGAAGTTACGGCAATGGTGACGCAAACCGTGCTGATTGATGCTGATAGCATTGAAACAGCCGAACAAGTGGCAACCGATCAACTCAAGCGGCAGCTAACAGACTACCAGTCAGATGCCCAATTCGGTTCAAACATTCAACACGAACCGTTTTCGGTTAGCGATTATGACATCTATGAAAGTTATGAGGCTGAGTGATGGATAATTACGAAAAATCATTCTATGACCATTACGGTGACGACAATCAGTCACAGATTCGGTCAGCATTAGAATTTGTCCTGTATGTTGAGCATTTTGACCCAACACAGGACGAAATGTCGGCAATGTTTCAGTCATTGCCAGACACTGAGCAACAACGGCTCAAAAACGCAACAAAGCGCGTTAAATCACTAACACAAGGGAACCAAAACAATGGCTAAAAAAGAACAATGGGAAATCGACCGCGACAACCGCATCAAAGCTGAAAAAGCTGGTATGGACGCACTAACACCAACCCAGCGTGAAGCAATCAAAAAAGCACATGATGCTTTGCGTGATTTTGTTGCTGAATGGTCGGATGGCTTTGACCTCTATAACTGCGATACGCCGCGCAACATAAGCACGGCTTTCTGGCAAATGCACCATCATTTTCATCTGGATGATGAGAGTTAATTGTGACCAGTCCAAACCGTCAAACAGTCAGCATCAACGACAAATTCAGAGTTGATGTTGACCCATACAACCACACGCTGATGCAGTATATGCCCAGCCCACAACGTCCTGACCATTGGGATGTCATTGGGTACTACAGCACAATGGCGGGTGCGCTTAACAAGCTGACCCAGACAGCCGTCCTAGACGGTGCAGACGCTGACCTTATCAGCTACTGCCAAGCCATACTGGATGAAGCCAAAGTGGTCTGCCATCACAGCAAATAACCAGTGTCACTAAAATGGCTATTTTAGCTACTTTTGCGACAGAGGATCAGCCCGGCATTGACCGGGCTTTTCTTTTGCTTAGAACGGTTTCGGCAAACCCAGACCAATCGCCTTCCACGATTCATCTGTCTGATCGGTCAGCATAAACGCATTAACCGCCTTCAAGATGTCATCATAACGGAAAAACTCATCCTTATACTGATGCGCCAGCTTCAAAGCTGCTGATTTCGCATATTCCTCTTGCTTCGGTGACAGCGTGGCTACCTTCTTGCTCTGACATGCCTTCTTTGGGGCAATGGCGGCACTAGGACGGCGTTTGACCTCTCTCCGCACCCAACCCTGCCAAAATGCCTTTAAGGACGCATAGGCGGCTTTATTTCCGCCTTGCTCATTCCAGATACGAATATCCTCTAGCACCTCTTGCCAATCAAGGCCGCGATCAGTGGCATAGACCTTGTCCTCAGTATCTGGCACCCAGTCCACTAAAAGCTGTTTTTTCTGCCGCTGTAATTTATTTGATTTAGTTATATCTGTCTTTTGTTCTCTCTGTTCTTTGTAAGTGTCCTCAAAAACCGGATCCGGTTTTCCCGTATCCGGAAAATGCGGACACGGTGAATCCATAACGTAATAGCGGGTTTCAGCGAATTGACCCTCATTACGAGCAGATTCGCGGCGCATATAGCCTAGCTGTTCCAAGTTTGCCAGAACCCGGTACACCTTGTCCTTGCCCCAGCCGAATCGGTTACGCAGATTAGTCGGCCTTACCTGCCAGTCATTCGGCTTTGACAGCAGATACACCAGCACCGCCAGTGCATCGCTTGTCAGGTTCTCATCATTAATCATTTCATTTGGCAGCACCGCAAAGTTCTCTTGCAGGTTACTGCGAATTATCAGTGTGTCCGTCATTCTATTCCCCTATCACTTTAAATTTGCTGATCTCAAAATGAGCCACCAGCCCCACATCCTGACTGTCGCCCCGGTCGCGTCTGCCACCAAAGCCAACGTCAAAATCCTCTGCAAAATTGATCGTTGCAAGTTTGTCAGTCCACTGCACGATCAGATAACTGTCCAGCCCGGTATGCTTTGACAGGTCACGAGCAGCCATCACCTTGTCGAGATTAAGCATCATAGTCGGATACCTGTTCATCGGGTTCGTCCTGACCTTGACCTCGCAGAAAAACCAGACAAAGCCACTAGCCATTTTGTGCATAGCAAAGTCCAGCTTGTAACTGATCGGCAGCTTTTTATAGTCGGCGTTAAGATGCAGTGACACCTTCTCAATCACCTGATGCTCGTTACGCAGATCTTGTGCGCTCTCATATAACGGTCTGTTCATTGCTCCCCCCTAAACTCATAATCCTGATTGTCAGATGTCTTTATCTTGTGGCAGTTGGCGCATAGCAGTTGATACACAGACGATGGGTCGTCACCAGCCTTCACCATAGCGTTTATAGTGTTTGTGTTCTGCTGACCGTTCATCTTGACCTTGCCGTTAGTGCGCCATTGAATAGGCTTAACGTGGTCAAACTCAAGCACCCGGTAATCGCCGTTGCCACACTCAATGCAGCAGCCGCCAAGCGCATCTATCGCCAACCCTCTCATCTTCACCCTTGACCGCCGTTGCACTTCCCGGCGGTGTTCCCTTGTATATGCCATCACGCCCAGCTTTCCCTGACCAACATGCACCACGTTTCAAAGCTGATCGTTGCAAGGTCATCCTTGCCAGCATAGTCAGCGTTAATGCTGGACAGGCGCACTACACAGCGAATCGGTTGGCGGTCATATTTGTAGATCAACACAGGCTCAGTGCCGGATGCGTCACTGGCACGTTCAACCTGTGACCACCACTCATCTTTGTGTATAACGCCGTGAGCATACCTCTTGGCCTCGACAGTCCAGCCGTCAATGCCAATCAGGTCGCCGTGGTCTGCGGCTCTGTATTGCTCGATGTCTCTTTTCACATCGTCAATACCCAGTTCGTCCATACACATTCGTGCCAGCTCTCTCTCGAAATTAGCACCCTTACGGCGTCCGTTGGTCATAATATCCACCCCAGTTTTGTTTCATTAGGCACACCATCCCAGACAAACCAAGCGTAAGCAGTAGTGCCATTACCTGACCGCTCCTCATCACCGCGCCACAGTGTTAGGCGTTTGCTGAACACCCACACCCTAGCTGGCCTTAATTTACTGTAAAGATTTTCATAACGAGCCTGACCCTCTAAAAAAGCCAGACGCAAGAACCAACAATGTTTCTTTGCGCCAAGCATAATTGCATGTTGCACAAAATCAGTTGCGTTCTTGTATGGCGGGTTTGTGACTATGTTCGGTGCTTGCAGTTTCTGTTCCATTAAAAAATCAATGCCAGTCTGCCCGTAGCCATAATCATTTAGGTCACTGCTGACCACATCATATTCGGTTGCAAGGATTTTGCTTATAGCACCATCACCACAAGCTGGCTCCCATATACCACCGTCAAATGTCTCCATAGCTAACAACGCCTCAACAGCTTCTGGCGGCGTAGGGTAAAAATCATCTTTCTGTCTCACTTAACTTTCTCCCCATTCCCGCGAAAATCACCCATATCAACGCCGGTCATTATCTGACCTTCAGCCAATGACCGCTTACTGTACTGACCGTGCTTGTCAGCATCGCCCGATGCCGATGGGTCATCTTCAAAGTCCGGGCAACCCATATTCAGTAGCCGCAGCTTTTCAAACTCAGTCGCGTGGTCAATCGTGTGATTAAACTGGTTCTTGTAAATGATGGGTGGCTTCTTAAACATCAAACTCTCCGCACCAATCTTTCAGCCCAACCTTGCCGCCTGACCACCTATACAACTCCATCATCTTTTGCCCCGATGGTGGTGTCCGATGATAAATCCAGTTATTCACTGACGCTCTTGTGACATTCATAATCCTTGCCAGTTCGGACTGTGTAACGCCCCGCATCATCATATATTCTGCCAGTTTCACTTAGTTCTCCTACAAATATAAATTAACAACATGTCAATCTGTATAAAATTATTGTTGACAGGTCAAATACTATTTCGTAACAAAGGGTATCAGGTCAATCACGACCCCCAGAGGAGTTAGGGAAAATGGACTTATTAGAAAAAATGAAATCGGTAGGTGTCTACCATTTCTCACCAAGCCAGTTGAATCGCCCATTGGCGAACTGGATGTTTGAATATGTTTACCTAGCAAAAGAGAAACGCCGCGAGATAATCGTTGGCGAGAACGCAGCTTTCGGTACTGCCGTGCATACAGTCATACAGGCTGTCGTGTGCCACGGTCAGGACATTGATGAGGCTGTTGAGGAATCTACAACAGGTTATGACTTTCACCCTGCAAACTTCTCACAAGATAGGCGTGACAAGTTTCGCGAACTGATACCAGCCGCCGCTAGTGTAGGCATCGACCTACTATCTCCCTTGTTTGCTGGCGCTCAAGAAGAGCGCAAAATCGAGCTGATGCTGGACGGTGTGCTGGTGCCTATTATGGGCTATGTCGATTTGTTTAAGGATGGTTCACTGGCCGAAATCAAGACCAAGGCACCCCGGCAGGGTGCGGTTAAGAAAGACGGCACAAGAGGCTGGACTAAGGCACCACTGCCGAAAGAGCCAGCGTGGGAGCATATTATGCAAGCCGCTGTTTATTGGAAGGCCACAGGCGCAACACCTAACATCGCGTATGTGTCTGCTGAAGATGGTGTTATCTACAACTCAGATAACTGCGAGAAAATGTCAGAGGACACTCTTAATTTTGCCATTGAGGAAATCCGGCGTAAGGCTATTACCCGGCAGAACCTTCTGGCAGTAAGCACCGATCCAAAGGTGCTGGCTGGTCTGATGGAGCCAGACTTTAATCATCCATTCTATTGGGGACATCAATTTGTTAAAGACGCAAAGGAGTTATGGGCAAATGTCTAATGTATGGGAAACACTGAGCAAGATTGATTGCTCAAAGCATGTCGAAAAGAAAAACGGTTTTACTTATCTGTCGTGGGCGTGGGCTTGGACTATTCTCAAGCAGCACTATCCTACAGCACAGGTGACAAAGCATCTGTTCCAAGTGAACGGCAACCAACTGCCGTACATGCTGGATACAGACGGTCACGCATATGTGACTGTCACGGTCAAGATTATGCCAGAGGGTAACGCAAGTGCTGTTACGCCACTGGAATCAGCCACAGAGATTATGCCTGTGCTGAACCACGCTAATCGTCCAATTAAGAACCCTAACAGCTTTGAGGTGAACGCATCACTGCAACGCTGTATGGTCAAGGCAATCGCATTGCTGGGTCTTGGTTGCTACATTTACGCTGGCGAGGATTTGCCAGCAACGTCTGATGCTGGTGGTGGGAGCAGCCTTCCACGCAAGCCAGCAGCGGGGCGTACCCCATCGTCAAACACTTCCGAAACTTGTGATGAGAATACCTCTAGCGGCGGTGGGGTACAAATGCCCAACAAGATTGCATCTCCATTAAGCACTGAACAGGAGATTGCGATAGCCCCGGACTTAGATTCGCTGAAGAAACTTTACACGCGACTAGGCCCGAAGGCGAAAGACTACAATCATCTATTCACTAATCGTAAAAAGGAGTTAGCAGCTAATGGCTGATTACGACAACAATATGCGGGGCGTACTGTTCCCGAATGACAAGGGTGACAACCCAAAGCGTCCTGATATGACTGGCAATCTTGAGATTGACGGTACGAAATACAGAGTGTCTGCTTGGCAAAAAACTAGCCAAAAAGGCAATGATTTTCTGTCATTCGTAGTCGAAGAGGACGACGGGTCACGCCGGGCGGCACCGCAGCAAAATGGTGCGAATAATGAGCCATTAAATGACAGTATCCCCTTTTAAGATCACCGTTGTAACTGATGGCCTCATTGTCCAGACGGATGATGAGGTCTATCGGGTGAGTATGGATAAGGATGAAATGATGAAGCTGTCAACGGAGATACTGTTGATGCTTACACAGAAAATGCGCGACAAGAGCAGTATGAACGGTTCTGGACATGTGGCCGGGTAAGAAACGCACCAGAACGGTGAAAGTAAAACGCACGGTCAGGCCGGGTACATGCAGCTTTTGTGGCAAGGGATTTGATTGGAACATAGACCCCGGCATTGTGAACGGGGCAAAAAAGGAGTTTTGTGGACATGAATGTTTTCGGGAAAATATTGAAAAAGTGGTTCGGCACGACTACGGCGCGGACTTTGACAGCCTCTGATATTGAGGAACCAAAGCATCACTGCTTGCCGCCTATGGAGCGCATTATACGAGCTACATGCACAGTGACTGGCCTGACCAGAAACGAATTGCTGTCAGGCCGCAGGTCAAAAGAGTTTGTACATGCGCGGCATATCGCTATGTATCTGGCTCGTGAGTATACGACACTCAGCTTTCCTCAGATTGGCCGGGCAATGAATAAGGATCACACAACGGTCTATTATGTGGCTAATAAGATGGCGAAGCGTGGCCGTGGTGCAACCAAGGTGAATCGTGACATTGCCGCTGTAAAGAAGGCCGCTGGTTTAGATGGCTGATGATTTCGTTAACCACCCACCGCATTACAAGCAGGGTGACATAGAGTGTATTGATGCTATAAAGGCTGCACTTGGAGATGGCTATAAATACTATCTCCAAGGCAGTATTATCAAGTATATCTGGAGATTTGAACACAAAGAGAACGCGGTTCAAGACTTACAGAAATCATCTTGGTATTTGGACAAACTTATAGCGGAAATGCAGAATGGCGAGAACTAGGCATGTTGCCGTTAAATCTATTGGTCACACTGTAGCCGGGCAAATCGGCGAACACATAGCAGCCGCCGCAATCTTACAGCAAGGTTGGGGCGTTGCTCTTGCCACTCAGGATTCAGTTGACCTTGTGGCTTGGAACAAGGACACAGGCCAGCGTCTTCTGATACAAGTTAAATCTGCCCAGCTAAGTCGCGGTAATTGTGGCAAACTAGAGTTTCAACTTGGTCTTGGCGGAAATAAACGCTTACCAACGCGCTATGATTTTGACATAATAGCTCTCGTTTCAAGCGAACAAAGGGCGTGTTACTTCTTACCTGTAACAGCCATCAGACAAAAGAAAATGAACAAGCTACCGGGGTTCTTTGAGAACCCTGAGCTAGAGGCTGATTCGTGGCTTAAATCAATAGAGGAACTTTATTATGAACCTACCGAACAGAAGACCTTGCGTGACCACAGACATCGGAGCCGGACTGGCAGTGACGGTTAGTT